CAGGTTAACGATAAGACCGATGAGAGGATAGCTCTTCTCGTCTACTTCGCCTTCGTTTACCACTCTGGCAACACCCTCCATTACAGGAACCTCAACGATATCCCTAACACGGAGAGCAGTAGCCAGCTCAGCAACTGTGTTGTACAGTCTTCTGCCCATACCGTCCTTCAGGAGCAGCATATCGGTCAGGAAGTCTGCAGTTGTGAAGAATGTAGGATTGCCAGAACCCTTGTAGTCCTTGCGAGCTCTGATAACAGTATCGATAACGTCGTTAGCGATAATATCAGCGGTGTCGTCAGCTGCTGCGGATACAGTCTTTCTGATGGTGTACAGAGCATCGTCTGTCCAGATAGGACGAACGTGGCTGTGGCTGATGTGGTCCTCGGAATCGGTCTGTCTACCGTCGCCGATAAGAACAGCTCTTGCGATTTCCTCGTCCAGCATCAGTCTCATCTCGGACTTAATCCAAGCAACTACATCGAAATCTGTAATATCAATTACGTCATCTCTGTCAAGCTTCTGCTTCTTGTAGATGGTCTGAGGATCAGTAGTTCTCTTAAGCAGAGTGAATACCTCTTCCTTCTTCTTGTGGGTCTTCAGGTAACCTTTAGCTCTAGCTTCATCGTCACGAATATCAGCGAACTGAGACTTGATTCTGGAGAAAGGTGTGTGGTGTACAGAAGACATAACCTTCTGAACCCAGTCGGTGTCTCTCTTGATCCACTCAGGGGGATTGTTCAGGCTCTTAGCCTCAGGGAACAGCATGTCGATACCATATGTGCCCTCGCCGTTAGCCTGAATGCCGTATGCGCCTTCCTCATAGTGAGCGAGGAATGTATCCTTCAGGGAAGCGTTACCCTTCTTAGCAAGGCCAATGATCTCGCCCTGCTCTGCGTGAGACAGTACGTTCTCGTTTTCGAGTGTGCTGTCCTGGTCGAATGCGTTGTACTTCATGTCATCGTCTCCTTCTGTATCGGAATGTTTTGCGGTGTCTTCGCCGCCCTTTTCGTCAATCGCCATGGCTATAACAGCATACACGGCGTCCTTCTGCTCATCGGAGAGGGTATCAAATACCTCGCCAATGGTCTTTTCGTCTTTTGCCATTTCAGGTTCCTCCTTATGACTTATGGTGTCATCAGTTTCACTGTCACCATGGTCTTCAACGTTTTCCTCCAGCACAATATCCTCGCCGGAGTATATGATTGCTTCGTCTTCGCCTGCGTCTTCCGAGTGAGTAATCGTCAGATGGTCGATTTTCGCCTCGGGGTTCGCACCAGTCAGAACAAGAGATACTTCTCTGATTCTACCATGAAGCACATCACCAGTGCTCGACTGCCTGAGCTTGTTTGCGTAGATTGACAGAGATGTAATATCGCCACAACCTACAAGTTCCTTGGCCTGAAGACCGGCTTCAGTATTATTGAAGCGGCCGTATGTGTAAACGCCCTCGGGACGATTCTCGAGAAGCGCATGACCAAGTACGTTGAGCGGAGAATCGTGGTCATGCTGCCATACGAGGGGTACTATCTGTCCGTCATCGTCAATAAACGAATCACGTCTGATAGTTCTGCCGTCGGCACACTTGACATCGTTTCTCGTTGCCCATCCACTAAAATCCCAAGTAGATGCCATTTTGAATTTCCTCCTTCATTAAGATTTCTCAGCTTCTGTGGACTCAGATTCCTTCTCTTTGTTATTCGGGGTTGATGTATCTCCCGACTTATTAAGATTGGGGTTACTCAGCTCATCGGCTGATGGGTCGTCAGAAGGTTTATAACCGATAATAGCTCTGAATTCATTCTTAGTAAGAACTTCATTACGTATGAGCTTATCGGCATTCTCAGCAACCTTGCTTGCGGGAATCAGCTTGAACGGGTCACGGAAGTAACGAATATCTTGACCTTGGGTCCTCGCTGTCTTTGTGAGCCATTTGCGTCTGAACTCGTCAATGATTGCTGAAATTATCGGTTCGATTGTTCGAGCATAGTAGTTCTCATACTCCTGTTCGGAAGCAGAACCCTCCATTATGCCCTGTGTTATGCCGAGTTGGGAATACAAAAGCTGAGTCAAATACTCAATCTGCTTCTGTAAATTATTCTCGGCGGGGCGGTTAAGCTGTGTTATTCGCTCAGTACCGTCCGTATATGCTATACCGTATTTTGAACCTGCAAGCTGACTTTCAATGTCCTTTCGGCGCATCTCAGCCTGCTGACGTCTTGCCTCGGACTTGATTACGTAAGGAAGCTGAATTATCAAGTCGAGTTTTCCGCTTCCAGACTGTTCGTCGATGGCATCGAGTATGTTCATCTTACGGATTAAGCGTTTGAGAATCGAGTTTGGCTCGTTCATTATAGAATAAAAAGGATTCTCAATGATTGAAACCATACTCTTTGGGTAGAGTCTATCTTCTTCCCTGCCTGTGTCTTCATTATAGAGACGACACTTAACATGATGAGGCTTCCATGTAATGATTTTAGCAACTCTTAAAGCACCAATATCATAAGATTTAGTCCTTCGAGGGTCTTCGGTCGCCGCGGTTGGTACAACAGCAACAGTTCCTTCATCAAACATAGAAATGCAAATATCACGGACTAACGCTCGCGCTGACTGGTCCAAATTCGCTTCGACGCTGAGGCATTCATTAAGATACGAGTTAACAACCCCGACGAATCGGTCATTGTTATCTCTGTCAACCTTAACATGTCGAATATCAAGCTGAGACACATCAACAGCGAGGCGGTTAAATATCGAATTAATTATTGACCTTTCGTTGCTATAGCGCATACGAAGTTTATCAGGTCTATAATTAAACGACGCTTCATATTGTCCTCTTGACTGCTCAATTTCGTAAGTATCGTTTCTATCTCGAAAGGCATTCCAGGCGTTTTTCAGCCTAGAGCCGAATGTTATCGCCATTGGTAGCCTCCTTTATGTTGATTGTTACCAAGCACGGTCATCCAAATATCTTACGTAGGAACGATTTTGCAGTTTTTATTGCTTTCTTAGCAATCTTTGAAACCTTCGTTCCTGCGTTTTTAATGCTGGATATGAATGACTCGACGCTCTTGGCTTTTTCAGCGTTTTCTTCCTTCCATTGTGAGGGGGTTTGTGTCCTATACACATTTTTTCTGGAATTATACGCAAGCTCCGCGTTGTACTCCGCAGATGCGTTAGGATTATATGTTCCAGTATTCGGTGATATAGACGTTGAACTTTCAGCGTAACCCATTGCTTCGTTCCATTCTTTACTCGCCTTCGGATTATACCTTCCAATATCCGGATTTACTGAAGTCGATTTTTGGTTTGAATCTTTGTATGGCGAGGTCTGTGTTCCATATATATTTTTTCTGGAATTATATTCAAGCTCCTCGCGGTATTCTTTTGACTGATATCGAAGTTTTCCGGCTTGAGTTAATGAACCGTCGTAATTCTGATATCGCCTGCGTCCCCATTTTTGACCTTTAATACCACTATGAAACATTTCATTTTGGTATGGCCTGCGCAAATTATAATACATTTTATCACCGCCTTTATACAAACGCGTCACGGTTTTCTTTAAACGCTACATATGCGTCCATCAAAGCCGCAACATTATCTATTTTTTGGTCATTTCGATCTTTATAGAGCTTTCGGTTACCATTATTGTCGACGAGAGCAATACAGTTTCCCATAGTGAAGCTGAACAGCTGTTGGTCAAATATCAGTATTCTGTCTTCAGCCATCTGCTTTAACTCACCCAATGGAACAGATTCTGTTCTGGCTCCTTGTATAACTTTGGATATACCGAACGGTCCATTTTCCTGTTCCCATCGTTCAGAAAAGCTCTTAGCGTTGTACGGGTCAAAACCAAACGCTCTAATATCGTATTTAGAAGAAATTATGAACCTGTCCAAGTCATCATACACATCCATCATATCAAGGACAGTACACTCGAGCACTATTAAGCTCCCTTCTCTGATGAACGTGTCATACTTATAACGCATAGCCTGCGGAAGTCGTTCATATGTTCTAGACGATATGTAAGAACGTGCTTTGACTCCAAACGTACCATTTCTCAATGGGAACAGGAAGCTGAACGCACAGAAGTCATCGCCACGGGAAAGGTCGGCGCCGAGTGCACATGGCATTGACCAAAAATCTCGACGTCTATGCGGCAATGTCTCTTCGTAAGTAAAGAAGTATGTGTAACCTTCCATCGGTATTCCGAAACGTTTAGCTAGAATATCATTTCGGGTTGCCGGAGCTTTTTCCGCTCTTTCGACTTCTAGCTGATATGTTTCGTACGAAACTGTTATACCGAGATTCGGGTTAGCTTTTAACCACATTTGAGGGTTTGCAACTTCTTCGATGGAGTCCAATTTGTAATACCAGATTGATACATGTGGATTGACGTACTCACCCTTTAGGATTTCCATCAGTTCCATTTTGATTGTATCGCCGGAACCATTACGAACCGTACCTTCAGACGAAGTCGCTATGATTAACCAGTTAAAGTTCTTTGAAGCACCCTGCTCAATTGCACTTATAGGGTCTTCTCTGACATCTCCAGACAGCCATTCGTCCACGGTCGCAATTTTGCATCGTAAACCCTGAAGCTTGTCTATCGACATCGGACGAATCTCCAGCAATGAGCCAGTCATGAAGTTCTCAATACCCTTTTTAGTCGACACGAGTTTTGCGCGTTTCGCCGGAGAACCTGTAGTGTTCTGAAGCGAACCTTCTGTGAGAAACTTGAAGTACGGTCCTCTGGCACGCGTTATGGCGGTCCTTTGAGGGGACATAACTTCATCTGCCTGTCGCATAGTAGGGGCAGTTGTTATTTGATGAGTGGTTGATGTGTCGACGTTTAAGAAGTACGATTGTATACAACTAGCATACATTGATTTGGCAGCGCCTCTGGCCACTATAAGATACTGTTTATTTACAAGTCGTTTCTTTATTCGTTTTATTTCGTATCGTCCTCTTCGGCCTTTTTCGCCTGGAATGTAGACACGTTTTTCGATAAAGTACCACCAACCAAATATCTGCTCAGCCCACAACTTGAACGAATCAAGAAGTTTAAGGTCTGAACCATCGGTTAATGTTAACTCGTTTTCGCAATATTTAATAAAGCCTTCAACTGCCGATTCGTCGTAGAATATCCCTGGGTTTTCGATGAGCGCGTCTATACGGTTCATCTCCATCGAGATTTCTTGATTAACAGGTATCTCGCCTCGTATTACGGCATCTCTAAACCGGCCGTAATAAATCGGTACCGCGGTATTAGATAATGCCATTTTGAATTTTCTCCTTTAATCTGGACTGTATGCTCTATAACGTCTCTCGAGCTCGTCGAGGTCGGTCTGACCGATAAGCCTGAACGCATCATCGAGCTGCTGTTGAGCCTGCCTTGCTCTATGTTCTGCGGTTTCGCGATTCGCTTCTCTTGCCGCTCTCGTAAGCGTTACATTTCGAAGCGCCTCAGCGGTCCTATGTGCGGTATTAACTGCAGCGTTTCTTGCGGCTTGAGTTTTCGTTTGGCCTGTAGGATTACGTCTAGCCATCTCAGCATACTGATTTCCACGGTATTGAGCTATGACTTCGGTTGCCCGTTCGAGGTTTTCGAGTCTGCGAAGCTCATCGTCACTTGCACCACTTGTCTGAGCTCTATACCTCATATCACGAACTCGCTGATTGGTTCGAGACGCGATTTGAGCCTGTTCCGAACGGTCGTCCTGAGCTTCCTGAGTCCAACGATTAGCTCTCTCCTGCTCTCTGCGCTCGGCTGCGACTTCGCGATGCCTCTGTACGCCAGAACTAATACGTTCGCGAAGAGTTGGACCAGAACGGCTATTATTTGAAGACTGTGACTGATTTGAACTAGCGTTAGACGAGCCCTCTGAAGAATCGTGGCTCTGCGACTGGTTAGAATGACTACTATTAGAAGAACCATGGCTCTGAGACTGATTCGAGTGACTACCGCTTGAACTTGAAGGTGCTGGAGCATCTTGCTGAGCTCTTCGAGCATTAGCCTCGGCGGTATCCGCGGTAGCGCGTAATGTTCTCAGTCTCTCAGCGTTGGCGTCTCTATTATACGCCGCTGCTTCACGATTTGCTCGGCTGTCTATTGTCGGAAGCTCGGCGATACCGAATGTTCCGAGTATTTTTCCGAGGTTATTATAAGCGGTAATGCCGTTAGATGTCAGATTCGCGGTTGTTCCAACAACATCAGCGAAGCGCTTGTAGGTGTTGATCGCGCTCTGCTTTTTAGCAGCATCAATATCTCCGAGTCTCTGTTCCAGACTTAAACGTTCTGCCGCAGACCTAAGCTGCTCGTTAGACAGCTTATCTTTGTTCTGAAGAATCTTCTTCATATCGCCAGAACGAATGATTTCCTCGGCAGTTGCTTCTTTCTTAGCAGCCTTTCGTTCCTCAACTTTGGCCTTAGCAGCATCTTTTGCCGCAACAGCTGCCGCTTTCGCCTTATCAGCCATCTTTCCGCGAAGAGTTTTAACTCCAGCCTTAGCCTCCTGTACAGCCGCTTTATTTTGAGCTTTGGTTATTTTGAGGTTAGCCTTTGCGGTATCAAGCTCGCCTTTGGACTTGAGATTCTTCATCTCATTCTTTCGGTCAGCTCTTTTCTTTGCATCGGGAGACATCTCGCGACGGCGTCTTTTACCAGCCTCGGTCCATGAACCGTCTTTGTTCTGGTAACGTCTACGTCCCCAATGCATTCCAAGAATACCGCTGTGGCTCATTTCAGGAGTAGTAATTATCCATTCCATGATTATTCCTCCTTTCCTTTAGTTTTTGTTGGGTCTTCATTTTGAATCTCTTCAACTGTTTTGGTGAGCGCTTTCTGTACAAATTTCGGTACAGGAACTCCCATCTTTATGAGGTTTTCCATGATGCTTACCAGCTCCATCAGAATTATGTAACCGGAAATGACGGTCATCACAATTTCGGGGAGGCCCAAAGCAAACTCGAACATTTTGCCAAGACAAAGCACTGTTATCTCACCAAACTTCTTAATGAGACCCGAACGCATAACGCTTGATTTGACGTTGCCCTTAACAACGGCGCTCAAGTATCCCGTAACAACGTCTGCGCCCATCAACACAAGAGGCGCTATCAAAACCCAAAACGCGTTCGTAAATTTAAGACTCTTAAGGAGCTCTATAGCATTGTCCATTGTAAACTCCTTTCAAATATCTCGGCCCCATCCGCTAAGACAGGGCCGATTTATTTACCTTATACACCCGTTTTGTGTATATGCTTTATGACATCATCAATGCGCATGCGTTCATGCTCGCTTGATGCATTGTCATACATCTGTTCCATGGCGGCAACCATGCGGTCGTCGATTGAGTGACCGCTGCGGTGCGCATCCATTCTCCATTCATCGCGACTTACATACCTTCCAGTATGAGGTGAACGGCCTCTTTCGTTGCTTACGCCATCGATATAACCGCGTTCGTATGCTGCGGTCATAGAGCGATTACGAGAAGTCATTCTGCGCGCGTCGCGAGATGTTTCGGAATATCCCTTCTCCATCTCCTCGCTGTAGTCATCCATGCCTTCGATAATAGAAATATCCTTGAGGATATCGACGGACTCACCAAGGAACTTAAGGTCCTCGAGAGACATGTTCGGCTTGTTAAGCAGAATGCATATGTTGTCCTCGAGCTTCGTCTTAATCTTGTTGTGTATCTCTTCCATAAATATCCTCCTTTCTTAGTATGTTACAGCAAGGTCTGGCCTGCTGAAGATGATGTTGGGGTTCTGAACCAAAATAGGAATATCACTGGTATTTGTAACGGTAAGTGTCTGGCAACAACCGCGCCAAACTTGTACATTAGCGGCTCTGCTAACGTTGAAATAATTCTCAACAGCTGCCGGAGTTACGATCATCGTTGTTGAATTCAGAGTTACGCCATCGAGCGCGAGAGCAACCGAAATGGGTCCAACGGTCTCCCCTGTAGGGATAGCGATGTTGGCTCCAAAATCGACTAAATATGAAGCGCTCTTAGCCTGATTGCGTCTGCATCCACGATTAGGAACCCAACCGCTGAGATTAAACGCGCCAGTGCCCTGTCTCCAACGCACAAAGCCTCTATCACACGGAACCGGAGCGATGGTAAATATAACCGACTCTCCGGGGTTGACGGTCTGGTCTACATTGTTAGCGTATTCAGCCATATGGCGACACCTCCTTATGCAGAGCAGCCGCAGCCGTTATTGTAATAGTTATTGGCACAGCAGTTGGGGTTCTGAACAGTATATGCCGGTATAGGCGCAGGGTTCAGATACTGCTCGAGAGCCTGTGTCTGTCTCAGATTGTCTGCAAGTATCGCCTGAGTCTGAGCATTCTGGGAAGCGTCGGACCTAGCTCTTGCCAGTTCAGCCTGAAGCTCGGAGATTCTGTCATTCTTGGCATCAAGCTCAAGCTGACAAATCTTGTTGTAAACGCCCTGAACTGCCTGGTTTGTTGTATCTACCAGTCTCTGGGTGTTTGCAGTCTGGTTTACAAGCAAATCCCTGATGCCATCAGAAAGAGCTGCTCTATCAGCGCAGTTCTCCGAAAGAATGGTGGCGTTGAGATTAGCTGAAGCCAGTCTATTGTCGCAACAACACTGTGCAAGCTGTGCCTGCAGAGCATTGAACCCAGTATTCATGGCTGTCTGATTAGCAAACGCCTGCTGCATATCAGCAATCTGTCTAGCATTGTTTGCAACTTCTGCGTTTGCGAAACCAGTTGTAAGGGACTGATTTACACCGGCAAAGCCATTGCACAGATTTGTGGAAATGCTGTTGATGCCGGACATAACTGCCTGCTGGTCGAAGCCTCTCTGAACATCGTTGTTAGTGTTATTGTTCATGAGATAAGGCATAGCTCCGCCGCCGTTCATTCCGAAACCATTACCCCAGCCATTGTTAGCTGCGAACAGGAACAGAACCAGAAGCCACCAAGCTCCATCGCCGCCAAATCCGCCCCAACCGTTGCCGTTATAGTTTCCGGCAGGAGCCACAGGCATGTACATATTACCGTTTCCATTTTCAAATGCCATAGTTTGTTTCCTCTTTTCTTTCTGAAATATTTATACTCAAATCCGCGCGCTTGGATATGGTATCATTTTGAATTTATAAGTTCGTCCCCATTATTTGATTGGCCATCTGCCTGCACCACTCGAATTGCTGCTGATTCATCTGGCCAGAGTTCATCATCTGTTGCGCCTGAGCTCTAGGATCGCATTGTATCTGCTGAGCAAAGGCGTTGAAACTCTGCATGAACTGATTGTAACCGCCAAACATACTAAACATGGGGTTGTTTGGGTTTGGCACAAAAGGCTGATTATTCATTTTGATTATCCCCTCGGATGTTCTCTGAAATATTCTGCGATCTTGCGGTCATTTGACATAAGATTTGCCTGTGCGCTTGCACCAACGATTGGTCCACCGATAAATGTGCCAAGTATATTTGTCTTATTTATTCGTTTCATATACATTTTACCAGCTTCTTTCGTGTTTTCTGGAATACGCGAAAGTTTAACGTTGGCGTTCTCTTTTAGTACGGAATTTGCGTTTGCACGAGCTTCCTTTATAGATTTGTCGGTTAATTTATTCCATTCATTAGCCTCTTTCTGCAGGGCCTCGTACACTCTTTTCCTTTCTTTTTCTTTTCTGAGGGTCTTGTCTGTAGGGTTAACTGTTGCTTTTTTCGCAGTTTTTTCATATTTCTTTTTAGCGTTTTCAGCCCTAGCGTTAGCCCATCTGGCCTGACCGCCAATTATGACTGCTTTTTCAACAAGTCTTTTGTGATAACGCTTCTTACCCGCTTCGGTTAATTCACCATCAGGTCTCTGATACCTTCTCACACCCCACTTCTGGCCTTTTATGCCATGGTGGTAGAGTTCATTTGGGTATGCTACTCTAAATTCCATTTTTATCATCCTTTACTTAATAAACTCCTGGAACTCGTGCTTGAGCGCATAAAAATCTTCCCTCAGACGGTCAAAGTCTTCTTGCTGAACCATGGAGCGATTAACCCTTTCGTCATTTTGACGCTTATTGTTGTAATCCTCTTCCTTGAAGAATACATGCTTCACAGTATCGTAGCCGAGACCATCGTCCTTCTGCCGTTTTGTCCAGAACACACCTTCGCCATAGTTTATAAGGAATGCCGTTATGCCTCGTTCAACTATGTAGTTGTCGACGGCTGCCTCACTTGGAACCGGGATAATTATCAGCGGGTTCTGAGGCTGCATTATCGGCATTTGTGGGAAGTTCATAAACTGCTGAGTCGGCATTTGATACTGGTTATTAGCCGGCTGCGGTGGCTGAACGGGCATTTGCGGAGTCTGATTCGTTGGTGTTTGCATCATAGCTCCGTTCCAGTTTGACTGATACGGTTGATTGTTTGCCATTATTATCACCTCATAGTTATTTTTCCTTTTCGGAAGTAGTACAGGATTGTCTCGTCCCCTGAATCCCAAGTATCGTAGTAATCTCCGTCTATAACAGCTACTACGTGACTCCCAGTACATGCCAGATACTTGCCATACGGATGCATAACACAAAAGTCACGAAGCGTATAGCAATCGGGACATGTATCTGGGAGTTCTATTCGTCTGTAACCTTTATCTTTCAGATAAGTTTGCCAAACGTAATTATTATCGATGATTCGATGCATGAAATATGAGTATGCCGTCAGTTCAAGCATCGTGGTTGTCCATGTCTGGTCTTCAAGAACCATGATTGCGCGTATAACACAATCTCCGGTATGAATATCCGACGGGTTGGCGTTGAGGTAGATGAACACTAAGGCATCGCCCCCGGGTCGGCCTGGACGTTGAGACGCCATTCAGCTTCAGCTGCGAGTTTCTCGAGATTAGTCACGTGAAACGAGTTTGCTGGCGGGTCAAATATCAGACGCAGTTTACAATACATGTAGTTGTACGCCTGTCTGAATACGTCGGTGTCTTCTGGTATAAAGTCGGACCATGTTGCGGTCTCGTCATCGATATGAAAGCCTCTGACGCCGACGCCAAGCTGATTCATGTTATTAAGGAGTCCATTAATGAACATGATTATCTGTGGGTCAAAGACTGTATAAGATGAGGACGGTCCTAAAGCCTGCTTGAGGCTCAAGAGAATCGAATCTGTAACATTTACTGTAGGTTCTGGCATTTTGAGACCTCCTTTAGACTAATCATCATACGAGACGTACTCGTCTATTTCACCGGTTTTTGGGTTTAAAAAGACCTTATATGCGCCGAACCAATCGTTTCCTTTTTTGCTTAAAACCGGCGCCATAACTTCGCATGATACATCGTCATCCGACCATTTGGTGAAATGAATATAATCTATGTTACCCAATTTGACATTGTTATCTGTTCCCCAATAGCCACGCCTAACATTGTCTTCAAATTCAGCCTGAATTTTTTTATAGCATGAGGGACCGTATTTGTTAACGCTAGTGGTCGCAAGGTTAATGTCAGTATCGGTCAATGGTACTTTGTCATTTTTGGCGGTTAATGTCGTCACTCTTATGTCGCCATTTTTGCCTTTTATCTGTTTTTCGTACCATTTTACATTTCCATCATCGGAGCTTTTGGCACTAAAACCTGCGCTTTTTAAAGCTCTTTCGCTCTGCTCGCTTGGTGTTCCTTTGTACCCAGCATTTTTTAAAACGTCTTTATTCGCGCTGTTTTTAGTAATAAACTTTTGCCCTTTTTTTGTTAAGGAACCATCGTCCTTCAAATATCTCTTTCTGCCTGCAGGAGTCAAAGACCCGTCCTTATTCTGGAATCGTCTTATGCCCCACTTCTGGCCAAATATTCCATGATGGTAAAGCTCGTTGGGGTAAGCGTGTCTTAAATATATGTTATACATGGTTCTCGTCTCCTTTAGAAAGCTTCGGCGAGTACATATCCTTCGCCGTATACGTGATGTCGCACCTTGTAATACGGCTTATCGGCCCATGGTGCTCGATAATAGAATTCCTCGGCGATGAGCGTTACGGTCTCGCCCTCGTCGAGGTATTTGGTTGCTATATCGGAAGCCTCTTCTGAAATATCGTCCCAGAATGCTAGTTTTCGCCATTTGACTGTGAGGGTCGGCATCCTTCTTATCTTCGCCATAACGTTGTATCACCTTTCTTTCGTTCTATTAATGGTTGTGGTAGAAGACGTTTGTCGCCGTAGTGTATAGCTTCATGAGTGTTGTGTGCGACGCATATGAGGTTTTCGGGGTCAAAAACGAGAGGGTCGGAATGGATTATCATCTCAATGGTTATCGGGTTGATGTGATGAATAATTATCCGTCCTGGAATCTCGAATTCAGGATGGCCCATGTCTTTTGCGTCATCTCGTGCGATTATATGGGGTCTGAGTGCTTGCCACTCGCTGGAGCGGTAGAGAGCTTGGTTCAAATATCTCTCGTATCCAAACGTAAGCTCTCCGACCTTTCCACCTAATTGCAAGTATTCGAAACGGTCATAGTAATCTGGAATTGACATTAACTCAGAATATGTTTTCATTGTCATCGCCGTCCCCGTGATAGGACCTGAATGCAGTAAGGGCCTCGGAGTACATTTCGTCAACTCTTCTGGCTGACTGAAGTGCTTCGGTCTTAGCTACAATCATGTCACGCTGCTTCTCGAGAATTTCACGTTCGATTTGTTCCTTCGGTGAACCAATTTTTATGAATTCTCGTATCAGTGTGTCTGATGCCGTGCCTTCGCGGATGCGTTTCTCGGCCAAATCGTAAGCTGCGGCCGCGACTTGCATCTCTCGAGCGTGAGGGGTTGAAGCTCGTCGTACACTTCTGACAATATCTTCGTCACTTTCTCTCCTTTTTCCCATAATTATCACTCCTATTCGTATAGTTCTAGACTTTTACCGACCGGTTTAGAGGTTTTTTCAATAGCTTCACTAAAGGAGGTGACGTCTTTAATTTACGCTAAGGGGACAAACTTGAAAGGATGCATAAAAACCGGCCGGGAAAAATCTAGAACCAACTTGAAAATATCACCCGCGGAGAATTTTTGAAG